GGTTCACCTGATTGGGGAGATGGTTAAAAATTATATTTCTATACCACCAGCAAGTGAAACTATTTCACCTGAGTATGTTGGTAAGATGGTTATTGAATCTATGTGGTCCGTGAGCCAATATGCAGGAGACTTTAATCCTTTTCATATACACGAGGGTCAACTATCAGGTGTATGTTATTTACGAGTGCCTCCTAGTTTACCAGCAGAGTATGCAAAGGAAGATCATTACCCAACTGTAGGTGATATATGTTGGTTTAATGGTCAAGCTGCTACGTTTAGTGGACATAAACATCAAGAGTCACCAAAGGTTGGTGATATATTTTTGTTTCCAAACTGGTTAGCACACGGCGTATACCCATTTAGAACACCAAATGAAGAGAGAAGATCGGTATCTTTTAACTTACATTTAATTAAAAAAGACGAGCCACAGCCTTTAGAAAACTAATGTTTGACATTAACAAAACACCAATGGTCCGTGTTACGTGGCTTGATGCCCGTGATACAGAAACAGGTTGGTTAGATATAAAAGAAGTTACTAATGCTCCGTTGGCCGTGTGCCAAGAAGTAGGGTGGATGGTACATAATGGTGAAGAAAAAATAATTATTATGCGCTCTTATAGTAAAGACAAAGAAGACATTACAGGTGGTGGTGCTATTGCTATACCTAAAGGTTGGTTAAAGAAAATAGAATATTTAACAGTAAGTTATGCAGAAAATTAAAAAAGCTTATAAAGATAAAAACTACACTCTAATAAAAAATGCAATTAATTTAAAATCTTTTGGATTAGATTTTGATTTTAACAGTTTATTTGAATTCTATAACACTTATCCTATAAGTAATTACCTATCAAAAAATGAAAATAGTTTAAATGTTTTTCAAATGGTTAATGTTGTTAATAAAGATACAAGTATTTTTTTCAATGCTTACCTTACTTTTCTTAACAATATTATGAAAAATACATTTAATCACAACATGGGTAATTTAGATTTTTTCTTTTCTACAAAAGGAGAAGTTGGTAGCAGTCACGTTGATCCTGAACATGTTCTTATTTTAGGTGTTTACAATAACACATATTATCATATCAAAGGTAAGGATATTAAACTATGTCCAGGTGATCTTTTATATATTTATAAAGGAAACATACATCATTCTTTTTCTTCTACAGAAAGAATAGTCTTATCTCTATCTTTGTGGGAAACAAATGAGTAAAATATTTATTGGCACTCCTTGTTATGGCAACATGCTTACAGCAGATTACTTTAAAAGCTGCTTACAACTTACTGCTTTAGCAGCTACTAAAAAAGTAGAATTACAATTTGGCACGATCGGTAATGAGTCTTTGGTAACAAGGGCTCGTAATACATTAGTGCAATTGTTTATGGATAATGAAGATTATACTCATCTTTTATTTATTGATGCTGATTTAGCTTTTAATCCTGAGTCTGTCTTTCGTATGCTAGACTTAGATGAAGATGTAGTAACGGGAGTGTATCCACGAAAAGTAATTGATTGGACAAAAGCTATTAGAAGAGTAAAGAAAAATCCAAATATTAAGGAAGATGAATTACACGCAGCATCTTTGCAATATAATTTGAATGTTAAAGATCCAAAAAAAGTAATAGTAAAAAAAGGATTTATTGAAGTTTTAGATGGTGCAACAGGTTTTATGTTAATTAAAAGAAATGTTTTTAAAAAAATGGCGTTGGCATATCCTCATCTTAGATTTAAATCAGATCAACATTTAGGAGATCCTCATGACAAAACCTTTGGCTACCATGATACATCTGATTGGAATTATGCATTTTTTGACACAATGATAGAGCCAGATACAAAAAGATATTTATCGGAAGATTATGCTTTTTGTCGTTTATGGCAGAAAATAGGTGGTAAAATATATGCTGATATCGTTAGTGGCATGACACACATGGGTAATTACTCATTCAAAGGCAACGTAAGCACTCAATTCTTGCCACAAAACAATAAATAATTTAGTATACTCCAACATGAAATTAGTTGACTTAAAGTTCCAACCAGGCATTGACAAACAAGATACCGCTTACTCAGCAGGAGATCAACGTAAGTATGTTGACTCAAATCTTGTGCGTTTTCACTACGGAAAACCTGAAAGATGGAATGGTTGGTCTTATTTACCAGATCCAAATAAAACTATTGTGGGCGTGGTCCGTGATACGCATAGCTGGATTGGTTTAGACGGAACCAGATACCTTGCTTTAGGCACTGATAGAAAACTATATTTATACTCAGGTAGTGCCCTTTATGACATTACACCAATCAGAGAGACAGCTACAGGATTATCAAATCCATTTACGACAAACGGTACAACAACAGTTACAGTAACTGACGCAGACCACGGCGCTATTGAAGGAGACTTTGTTACCTTTGATTCATTCTCTACAATAGATGGTTTAGACATGAATAATGAGTTTGAAGTTACAACATACGTTGATGCCAATACTTATAAAGTTACACACACTGACACAGCCTCTGGTTCTACATCAGGTGGCGGTGGATCAGGTAATGCTAACTATCAAATTAATGTTGGACCAACGGCTTCAACATATGGATATGGTTGGGGTACAGATACTTGGAGTGCAGGTAAATGGAATGAACCAAGCACCTCTTCAGAAATTACAATTGCAGCAAGAAGTTGGTCATTAGACAATTTTGGTGAAGATTTAATTGCGACAGTATTAAATGCTAGCACATATATAAAAGATATTTCTGGTTCAATAGACGCAAGAGCAACAGCTTTATCTAATGCTCCTACTGCATCTAGATTTAGTTTGGTATCTACTGATACAAGACACTTGATGATTTTTGGTACAGAAACTACTATTGGTACACCTGCTTCTCAGGACGATTTACTATTTAGATTTTCTGATCGAGAAGATGCTACAGATTATACACCAGTAGCTACAAACGAAGCTGGTTCACTACGTATATCCGATGGTTCTAGAATAGTAGGTGCTGTTAAATCATCAGGGCAAATATTAGTTTGGACAGATACTTCACTTCACGGTATTCAATTTGTTGGTACACCTTTTACTTTTGGTTTGAGACAACTTGGCGCAAACTGTGGATTAATAGCACAGCATGCAGCAGTAGAAATAAATGGTAGAGCGTACTGGATGTCAGATAATTCTTTTTACATGTATGACGGTGTTGTCAAAAAAATGCCATGTTCTGTGCAAGATTATGTATTTGATGATCTTAGTTATACAAACAGAAATGATATTGCTTGTGGTATTAACACAGCTTTTAATGAAATTATTTGGTACTACCCTTCAGCAAATGCTACGGCAATAGACAGAGGCGTTGCTTATAATTATTTAGAAAACACTTGGTATACTGTTAACATTGGAAGAACAACTTGGCTTGGTGCTTATGTTTATGAAAATCCTATTGCTACAGAATACGATGCTTCTGTAACAGCAAACGTATCAACTATATTAGGTTTAACAGCAGGAGCTTCTTATATTTACGAACATGAGTCAGGTAACAACCAAGCAGATGGCACAGCTATTTCTGCTTTCTTAACAACTGGATCTGTTGAGATTGCTGATGGTGATGAGTTGATGTCAGTTAGTAGATTAGTTCCAGACTTTGATAATCTTACTAATAACATGACAGCAACACTAACCTTAGAACAGTATCCACAATCCGCTGCTAATGTAACTACAACAGGCACTATTACTAGCACTACAGAGAAGATTGATGTAAGAGGAAGAGGTAGAGCGGTTAAAATTAAATATGAAACTAACACAGTTGACGATACAGCTTGGAGACTTGGATCTACTAAGTTACAACTTAGACCAGACGGAAGAAGATAATGGCTAAAATAACAATCACACGATTACCAAATGCTACACCAGAATATGATGCTAATCAATTTGATCAAATGGTGCAGTTATTAGATCAAATTATTCTTTTACTTAACACTAACTACCAACAAGATTTAAAAGAACAATCACAGTCGGAGGCTTTTTTCCTTGGCTAATACTTTTAAAAGCGCA